GGGCAGCACCCCCACATTTTTGATCGTGAAATTTGATTCACAAATAGTATCAATTTTGTTAACATAAAATTGATATCATTTAGTATATTAAATTTCGACGATGAGTAGTATTAAATGCTAGAATAGCTCTAACCGCTTTTCGACTGTATATTATGTAAATATAATGAAACACACACAATTTCACATACATACACACATACATACAGGCATTCTTTTCATATGCCCTGCCACATCTAATCTTTGCTGACAACGATTCGTAAAACAACGTTAACAACTCTTTCGACAGCACAGCGCTCTTTTTTAAATCACCACATGTTGCACACTTACATTATTCCATTCACAGTATAATTCAGTCAATGAACATAACCTTAAGTGTTCATATTATTAGACTATATAATTTTTAGGACAAAAACATTAGCCATTGTCACTAATCTGTAAAATACACGAAACGTGTTTTTGATAAACTCGACGAAGTACGCAAAGGAGTACGAAGCACTTAATTTATGGCATGCATGATAGACCTGAGGAACCTACAGGGTGCATCCCCAGGATTTTTGTGGAAGACTTCCGGGACCCAATTTTAATTTATATACAAGCCAGTGGCGCTCAATTGAAAGTGCTGACCAACGTGTATCGATGAGTAGCTAGAAATAGTTTTCTACTCTTAAGCTTTGAAGCCGACCATATTCTGCCTATGTCATCCCCCATCGGGGCCCATTAAATGGCAGTCTGTACACAGTTAAGTAACCCAGTTTTGTTAAAGAGTGCGTTCCCATCAACGGAATGTAGATTTGGATCGCCTACCCCAGCCACATGGGTAGATTGTGATTTTGACTCTCCCTCATCACGGAGAAGATTAACATTGCTTACATCTTCAAATTATTTGTTGTATTATTTAATATTTGTTATGTATATGTCGAAGACGCATTGGTGAGTATATTTATGAGTGAGCGGGCGGACGCCCGCAGCGCGAATCAAACCTGTGCACGTAGGAGTGCGAATGTGCAGGCTTTGTTCGAGAGTTAGGAACGTTAGCTTAGTAGTGTAATAATAAGGGTATATACAGTGGTGAATTGTTTTTGTGTAGTGAAACCCCCCTTTATTAGCAACCATGCAAACAGGAAACACACACAAGAAAGTCACCGGCCACTCCCAAGAATTTTACCAGAAACGGATTGTTTACGATCCCCCATACCACCTCCCAGATGCGTTACCTGCACCATCTAAAGAGGATCATCACACACCTAAACAAAAGGATAGTGATACTAAGCACGGCAAACAAGAGAAAAAACGCAAATATCTTGCTAAGCAGCTCAGGTTTACACCTGATTTGCAATTTGCAGATGTTCCCACCAATTCTGATAAGAAAACCCTTAAGCAATTGGACAAGACCATTAAGGGCTTGGCCTATAAAGATGTTATGGCTGCTTGTGGTTACACCCTCCAAGCTGGCGAAGAAGATGAGCTCGGCCCCGATTGGCGAGCTGATGGCGGCATACCGAAAGGGCGTGTTCCTCCTGAGTTTTACAATCTCATGGGGGAATTTTACCAGCACCAGGGTTCTGACGTTGCTGGAGCTTTAGCTGATTTTTTGGAGGGCCCATTCTACTTCTGGCTTACTATCATCTACAAGCTCGGTAGTCAGCCTGCCGTTTATTATCCGTATATCATAAACGACATAGCTATGAGGTATGCTTGCTTGATTAGGACCCAAGACATTGGCCTTATGGGTGGCTATGCTGCTCTCGTTGGTTTGGGAGCGTCCATGGGTGTGGCTTTTGAGATGGGCAAGATTGACTGCATGATCAATAAGCGTAATGCTGATGATGTTGCACACATTCGTAAAGAGTTCAACGAACATGGCAAACTTTATGCTTTCACTGAGGCTGAGCTGGCTAGTGGCAAGATAGAGAACATCGACCCTGCGACTGGAAAAAAGACTGTCTGGACCATGCAAGCTGGTGAAGATAAGGGGTTTGACCTCTTTGGCTTGATAGGTAAATTGGACAAAATCCTTTCCAACGGTAACACCAAATCGTTAGTTGCGGACATAATTAAAGCCATTAGCATTGGGGCTTTAGCTACGACGGCTTTTACTTCTGGAAAATTTTCAACTTTCACTATGGAGGGAGCACACGCTTTGGTTGCTTATATTATGAAGAAGTATACTGACAGCGATGGTGTTTACGCTGGGCTTTTCAGGGCAGCTTCAGGCATATATAATGTGATCTACAATTGGTTCACTTGCAACAACAGTTTCACACTCCTAGAGTTTGTCACTGCTATAGCCAAAGTCGATACCATGTTTGATTTGCTCAAGGAGCTTTCGACTGAGGAGACAGTGTGGGCATCTCTGGATGCTAAGCGCAAAAATGCTTGGTGTAACAAGTTCGAGCAGCTTAGGGATTTTGCTAGGCTCATGCTCGGGTGCGATACCGGTTGGAAAGATGCCAAACGTTATCTCAACACTAGGCAAGTTGATGAGTTTAGGTCTAAATTTATCATACTTGAGGCTCGTCACAATTCTGACATCGTGACTGGGTTGCGCCCTAAACCATTTGCTATGATAGTTAGTGGAGCCACTGCGCAGGGCAAGACTGGATTCACTCAGGATCTTAATGAGTTCTTCATGCAGCAAGTGAACGTCCCTCACGAACTTATGGGCAGGCTCATTTATGTCTTGATGGACAACCCTTCTGATTTTTGGGATGGTTACCAATCAGGCACGCTTGGGATAGTGTTAGACGACATTTGCTCTATGCATTCCAGTCTGTCTGAATCGTCTGGTGGCGACAAGATGCGCAGGATTGTTGGCGTTTTGCTTAACAACCAGCGTATGTTGGCCAACAAAGCGGATTTGGCTCAGAAAGAGAACACGGCTGTCAGGCCCATGTGGGTGATTGCGAACACCAATGTGCCCACGCTCAATTTTGGCGAGCTTTATAGGCACCCAGTCATAGCGGACAGGAGGTTTGAATTGCGCGTGCACATTGAGGTGAAGAAGGAATTCTCAACTCCTGGTGGCACTTTGTGTAGCAAGAAATCTGCCGCTGACTATGAACGTAGGGTTGCTTTGTCTGTCGAGAAAGGTGAACCCATGACTCCTGATGATTATTGGAATTATCACATTTATGAGATAGACACTGTCAATGGAATCAAGGAAGGAGTGAATGTTCAAAGCAACATGCCTGAGTTCGAGATGAGGTCTTCTCTTAGGCGCACCCACATTTTTACAAACACGGGTGTGTTCTATGATTGGTTGGGACCGCAGTTTCAGCGCCACCACAATTTTCAGGCCCAGTTGTTGGACAAACTCAACAAACGCAAAGTTTTTGGGACGCAGTTTAACGCTGCTGATAACGTTGGTGCTGCTCCATTTGTGCCATCTGAGCCCAATTCTCCTGTTGAAAGGGAGAAAAAACTCATGTTCAAGTTGGCTCCTGAGCGAGTTCCAGGTTTGGATCTGGGTGATGAAATTGTCGAAGAACCAGTTCCAGATATGAATTGGGTGGACGATGATAATTTGGTGATTGATGGTGTTCCCAAAGCCAAACAGGAAATTGTGCCTAAACTTGAAGGTTTTGCCTTTGATGGTTGCAAGCCCTATATTGCTGCAGCGGCTGTTGTTGTAGCTGGTGCTTATGTGGCCAAAAAGACACACACTTATGTTTCCAAATCTATCGCCCGCGTCAACAAACTCATAGTGGATGCTGAGAAACTTACCCAGTTGGCCAATGAGCGCGTACCCCAAGTGGAAAGGATTTTGGACACTGCGAATCGTGGTATCGATATTGGCGTAGATACCAAAGACGCGACCATTGCCTATTTGAAGAAAGCTGTCACGTGCCTTGGAGCGGTTTCTGCGCTTATTGGCATTTCCACTTTGATGTTTAAAGGGTATCGGTATTTCACTGATAAAGACATTGAGGTTGCTGTGAATGGCACTCGTCAAGGTAATATGTTCAGTGGTGCTTCAGCTACGAGAGGACCATCCAGCGGCCCCCCAATCCATCCCAACGATTATGGAGCTAAGTATGAAGTACCTATTGGTGTAGGCAATGGTGATTATCTCACCGTGCAGAGCAAAGCATGCCAAGGGCCAGGACTTTTCAACAAAGCTTGGGCCGCTGATCGTGAGTATATATTCACAGCCGAAAACACTAATGAACGCGGGAATTATTCCAAACTTGCCGCTCATGGTACATTTGTAAAAGACAAATGGTTCGTCCTTAACCACCATTGTCTGCCTGCAATGTTAGATGGCAAAGTTGAGATGTGGGGTGATTGGACTATGGGTATTCAGGGTGCAGGAACCAATTTTGCCGATGTCATTTTGACAAAAGCTGATTTTATGGCCAATGCGCATTTTTACCATGACACTAGGGATATGGTGGCTGTCTACATACGCAAAGCTAGGGATTATCCAGACATCACCAAATACATGCCTGATATCCCTGGCAATATATTTGATAACCCTGTTCCAGCTGGACTTAGGATTGCCCCAGTTGGGCTCCATAGCCGCATAGCTAACGGCGAGTTTTACGGAGATAAACCCATCAATGTTCAGTGGGGCCCAACCGGTTATCTTACCAAAGCCATCACAAAGTTGGTTGACGGTACTGAAACCAACACAGCTGCCATGGCTGCCATCAACTACATTTCTAAAGTTGGTGATTGTGGAAGGCCTTTGATGGCTTTGCGTGGAGATGTTGGTAATGAACACCCATACATGCTGTTTGGCATGCACATGGGTGTGAATGACAATGACCCTGTTCAGAAACTCATTGTGCCGTGGCGTAAGCAAGATTTTGATGGGCTCACCATACCTTTCCAAGTCTTTACTGAGATTCCTGATAAGGCGTACCCCGTGTTTGCTGATTACACACTCCAATTGGCATGTACTGCTGAGAATGAACCAAAAAATCCAGAGATGGCTGATTTGTGGCGCATGATTCATCGTTGCCCGCCAATGCTGGATAAGCACCATATGAAGGATGAGACAAAGACTTGGATAGCTGGCGTTGTTTCTGAGCTTAATGGTGGTGTATTCACGCCCACTGGTTCTGCGAGGTTCGTTGGCCAACGTGTTAGGCTCAAGAGCGCAACTTTCAAATCCAAAGTGAAGAAAGCACCCTTAGCTAAGATATTGTTTAAGAAAGACTTCTCCAAGACACCTTTTAAGACTTTTGGTTCAGGTAAAGTCATTGCTGAATTGACCACAAAACAGGTTGGTGTTGGTGTGGCTGTTGCCTGTGCCAAGGCATACAGCCAACCCAAAAACCAGCCTTGGAGTGGGCAGCTTCGTGCAGATGCCATGATGGCAGTTGAGGCTATGCTTTTGGATGTCAAGGAAGATATGATTAATAGACCCAATGACCACGTTTTGAAACAGCTACACCCCATCACTCCTGAGGAAGCTTTAAATGGCTTGTCAGTGGATGATATTGGTGTTCGCCTCAAGGCTGGTGAACCAGTCAATAAGCACACTAGTGCCGGTCTTTTTTGGAATGAAAAGCAATCGCCTACAGGTGCTAAGGGGAAATTGGGCTACATCATACGCACACCTGGCGAACCAGATCGATTGCATGAGGATATGGCCATTGCTTTGGCTGAGTTGCGCACACTCATGGAGAAAGGCAACTATAAGTGTATGGTCGAAGCAGTAATCAAGGATGAGCCTATGAAACCTAGCAAACTCGCTGAAGGTAGGATTAGGTTTATTTTGGTGATGTCCATGGAGTGCACTCTACTCACACGTGAATATTTGTTCACTATTTGCAGGATCATGGCTTTGAATCCTTTTTTCTTTGGCACGATGGTCGGCATTGATTCTAGTTCAATTCAGTGGGAACAACTTCACGAATTTCTGCGTGCCGGCGAAGCAAAGATTTTTGATGGTGATTTTCAGGGTTTCGAATACGTTATGTATGAGGAGTTTTCTGATGCCATTAAGCACTATTATAAGGAGATGTGCAGGATGTCTGGCAATTACGAAACGCACCAGCTAAACACCACGGGCAATTTGCTTAACAATCTCACCAATTGTGTTGTTGATTTTTTCGGCAATGTACATGAGTTTGATTCAGTTAACAGCTCTGGAAACCCATTGACTACCCAATTCAATTGTAGTCTGGTGAATTTGCTTGTGTGCATCGCAATCATTAATGAGTTGCGTGACCTTATGGGCGAAGCTTTCACTTTTGAGATTTTTGTCGAAGTGCGCAAACGCCTTATTCGTGTGGCATCTTATGGTGATGATCTGTTGGCTAGCGTCATATTGTCCAAGAAACACAACATCAGAATCCTAGATCAAATGATAATGCAGCGTCAGCTTGCTAAGTATGGGATCATTTTTACTGATGCTGCGAAAAATAGCGTTTTGACTGAGCGTTTTCCCAAAAACTACACGTTTTTAGGCAGGTCATTTTCTGATGATCACAAGGGCAGGTGTGTCGCTAAGCTTGAAGAGGTTAGAATTATGAAGCCTTTGGAATTCTACACCGAACATGATCAGTTGACATATTGCCAATTGCTCACCAGCACTCTTCGCAGTGTGCTGCAGGAGACCTATTATTATGGTGAGGTTGCATATGATGATCTGAAGACAATTTTGGTTGACTCAGTTTGTGAGATGTTGGAGATTGAACGCCAAGTCATCATTGAAACGTATTTCAGTGCTGGGTCTGCAGGCTCTCGTGTTGAGCTGACTTACCAGTTTTTTGAGGATTGGTTTGAAGAGAAGTATCGCAAAGGAGCAGTTATTGACATTAGGTATGATGCTGTGATGCAACAGACGGCTGATGAAGCAGAGGCCGTCTACGACAAGATTGCTTTAGCCATAGCGGCTAAAGCTACTCTTGTCTATTAGTGCTTCCATTTGGGTTAGGACAGTATCCCTTTGCAGATGTTATTTAGTTATTTCCTGCTATAAAAACTGACCGAGTGTTCTACGAAGCGGTTGCGACCCGTACGACGATTTTTACACTCGCCACTATATGTATACATATATATTAATATTGTCCATGTCGGGACCTCTTATTAGGGTTGGTGGACCCATGCTGCTTGGTTAAGAACCCGAGACCATTAGAATAACTGTTAAATGTTCTCGTGACTACAGTTGCCACAAACACATCTAATTTATTGACTGAGTTTTTAGACGCTGGACAAGATCCAGTCGCCTTCACCTCGTCCCTTAATGACTCATCGTTTGATTTGGGTCACACACCAGATTTTGAACTTCGAGATTGGTTTAAGCGACCAGTTAAGATTTTCACGCAGAATTGGTCTGAAGGTGGATCTTTGGCCACATCCTTTGATCCCTGGAGTTTGTATTTTAACAACCCAGAGATTTACTCTAAAATCAAAGGTTTTTCCCGCCTTCAGGCTACACTGCACATTAAGTTAACCATCAATGCGTCTCCATACCAATACGGTTTGGGCATGATGTCTTATTATCCGCTTAATTACTCAGCCAGTACTTTTCCTATCACGGGGGCAGATGATAGGTTTGCTGGTGGTGTCACTGATCCCTCTTTAGCTAGCTACACTGGTGGCACTGAAGTAGGCAATTTGATTGTAAATTCATGCCGCCCACATGGATATTTTTATCCCCAATTTTCTCGTGGTTGTGAAATGGTTTTGCCATTTTGTTATTACAAAAATTGGGTGAATTTGGATTCGACTTTGAGTGAGATTTTGCAGCTAGGCAGGCTCAATTTATACTCTCCACGGAATTTACTTACGGCTGGAACTGCAGCAACTCAACCCATCACAATTACTGTTTATGCTTGGGCTGAGGATATTAAACTCTCTGGCCCTTCATACACTTTGCAAGCTGATGAATACGAAGAGAGACCTGTATCTACAGCTTGTTCTCTAGCTAGTCAAGCTGCAGCCAGTTTGAGTGTTGTTCCCAGAGTTGCTCCTTATGCTATGGCCACTTCCACGGTTTTTTCGGCTATGGGTACAGTAGCGCGTTGGTTTGGTTATACCAATCCACCTGTTATTTCTGACGTTCATGCCAATAAGATAAACTACATGCCATCTTATGCGTCACCTGAGATTTGTGTGCAAAACGACAAATTATCACTAGATCCTAAGAATGAAGTTACCGTTGATTCAAGGACGGTTGGTTTGGATGGCACCGACCATATGGCTATGTCTCATATTTTATCCAGAGACGTGGCTTTTGGCATTTTTGATTGGGCGGCCACAGCTACACCAACCACGCCGTTGTTTGTGGTCAATGTGGATCCTATGGTGTACACGTCGCGCAATTACAACGGAACTGCTACTGGTTTGGCAGTCAAGTCTATACAGATGACACCTTCATGCCAAGTTGGTTCATTGTTTGACATGTGGACTGGGCCTATAACTTATAGTTTCACATCCATTAGTTCGCAGTTTCATAGAGGTCGTTTGCTTATTTCATATGAACCAGATGGTTTTCAACCGTTGTACACTTCAGCAGCTTATGTGGGTCCTAGGACCATCACTAAAATTTGGGACTTGGCTGAATGTCCTGAGTTTAAGTTTGAAGTGCCATATATGGCACCCACAGCATATTTGAAGACTGGTGGGACTAGACATGTTTGTACGGTTGGCACGCAGCAGATTTTCTTTAAGAATCCTACTTTGCCAACAAGCTTTACATATCGTGATGGTAATCAAAATGGCACTATTGTGGTTTCTGTGCTTAATGCTTTGACATCTTCATCACCTAGCGCCAATGTTTACATTGTTTGTGGCATTAATTGTGGTGGTTTGGAGTTTGCCAACCCACGGGAGATAGAGATACCTATGTCTAATTATACGTTGCAGGCTAATGAGTTGTCTTCTGAAGCTAATGAACAAACATATAGCAATGTTAATGCAGTCATTAACCATCACAATGAGATTTACACAGGCGAAATTGTACGGTCATTTAGACAGCTCTTGCATCGTACTAATTTGTACACTCGTTATAGTGCTTTTGGTGGTGCCCAAGTTCCAAATTCCACTTTCAGTAGCAAGATACCCACTATTTCTGTTAATGCGTCTGCAGCTTTGTCAAACCCTACAAATTTTGAAGGTTACACCTCATCTTTTTTGACACCTGCGTTACCTTTAATGACAGGTGCTTTATATGATGGTGGTACTGCTGACACAGTGTTGAACAATGCCATGATTAAAGATGGCACTACAGTTTACAATGCAGCAGACATAGTCACTGGAACTAATATCGCCATACCCACCATTACTGCTTATTTAGCTTCATCTTATGTTGGTTGGCGTGGTTCGCATGTGTATTCTGCACGCATTAGCAAACCTGATTACACTTCAATATCTGGTCAATCACCTTTACAGATTACTGATTTTTCAGTGTCTAGGTTTTTTAGGGCTGTTGGACGCATATTTAATCCAAACAGTGTTGGTACATTCAGTTTAAACCTGCGAACGCCATTTGTTTGGCGTTTCTTCAGGAACCAAGATGTCACATCCACCAATGGCGCCGTAGCAAATGTCCAATTCCTTAATTATTGTAGAATGGGCATCGGTTTTTCTAGCAACGGCACTGGTGGCTTTGCTGTTACCAATCCAACTGTGGTTAACGTTGTTGATGCTGTTATACCTTATTACAGCAATTACAGAATGTTGCCTTGTAACCCATGCTGCAATTTGTTTAGCAATTACAATTGGAATGCAATCACTTGGAACCAGTTTGATGAGAACGTTGAAAATGTCCTTAACCCTTTAGTTGCCATTAATACCACTGTGAATGCAGTTAACAGTGTTGACAACAACATTGATTTATTAAGCTATCATCCTATAGTTGATGTATATCACAAAACTGGACCAGATTTTTCATTTTTCTGGTACTTAAACCCACCTGCAATTTATGTGTATGTGGGGAAAACCGATGGGTATCCCATCGGTTGGACTTAATACTCAAAGTTAGATTAGGCAGGATTATTATTCCTGTAATCTGAGCTATAAGCTCGGACTCACGAACTAACTCTTATGTCGGGGTAGCCGACGAGACAATACCTTTGGTAGCGTCTGAGTGCTACCAGATTTAG